ACAGGCAAATTAGGGCTTGGAAGTGGAACTATAGATACGAGCAGTATAAATAACAATTTCACTAATAAAATAGTTCACTTAGATAGCGCAATAACGAGTAGTGGGTTCGTATTAAACGAATATGTTTTTCCAATTGTTGGAGGTGCTACAATAACAGCAGGCGACGTAATAAGTCCGACCCTTTATTTTTCAGCACAAGCACAAACTACAAAAAACGGGGTTACTATACAAATTGAAATAGAAGAAGTATAATGAGACAATTTATAAAAGATAATAAACCATACAGTCAAACTGATAGGACGGACTTAATAGAGCATTATTTATCTATTGGATGTGAAGAAGTTGACGTATTGTACAACAATGAATTTATAGACCCTATTTGGAATGGTTCGGGATTTGTAGAAAGTGCAACGCAAGAAGAAATAAACGCTTCTAAAAAGTCTACTTATTTAGAAAAATTGATTAAATTAGTCAACTATTTAGATAATCGTATATTAGTATCTTCTGTTAACAAAGAAGAAAGCGACATTGATTACTTAAAAAACCAAACTAATAGATATACTGAAAAATATAAGGTTGCTAAAAAATACGTTGAATTATTAGGAGTATGGACTGATAATGATAACTATTGGTATAATGCAATACTATCAGAGTTGAGCGAAACTAATCAAATTCAAGGGTATAATATGAGTACTATGAATTTCATGCAATTGATAGTAATGTATTATGAGGGTGGTGAGTTTAGAAAAATACGTTTCGACACCGCTTTAGAGCGTTTCAGAGCAAAGACAAAGGATTTTATACTTGTTTATAATTGGGTTAAAGCTGATGCTTGTATGTCGCTTGCTGAAAGTTTACCAAATGCAATGAGTTTACAAGAGTTGGATGCTAAATTAGTTGAATTAGAAAATATTTAAAATATGTATTACATTGTATTATTTTGCTTTTTGCTATTGCTTTGGTATTTAAACAAAACATCTAAAAATGATTATTTTTTAAACCCAAAAGAAAACGATTATAATTTAATTATTTCTTTATATGAAAATTTCGGAATAGATAGTGTTTTGTTTAGTAAGGCCTGGGACTATTTTGTTTGTTTTCCAGAGGATTACAATGGAACAAGTGTTATAAATGATAGATACATGATAAAAGGATTAGAGCCTTTTAGTGTTACTCATGATTACGAATGGATAATAGCCACGTCTTTAAAGGATTTATACAAATCAAATTTGAATTATTGCAATGAATTAAGAGCGGTTAATTCTAATTGGGTTTGGGTATGGTGTTTTATTTTCATAGGGTTAAATATAGTTTCTTTAGCAAAGTCAATTAAATACATTAAAATTTTTAAATAATTAAATATGCCAAGATTACCACACGAAAGCCTACCTTGTGCGCAATGTACAAAATCAGTAAGATGCACACCGTGCCCTTACAGCAAATCAATATTTAAAAAAGTAAGCAATAATTTAAGAAAGCATGTCGTTGTTTATTCTTTTTTTTACATATTCTTTATGGAGTTGATGTCAATACAATTATCTAATCAAAAGAATTATTTAACGTATTGGTTTCCTTTATTAAGTATGACTGGTTTTTTCGCTTTATTTCTTAATTTATTTTTATTAAGAGAGCGTTTGAAATTCTGTTTAAGAAAAACAATAGTAGTAAGTTGTTTAACTTTATATTATTTATTTGGAATTGTTTGTTTAGTGTTTCAATTTTCTGATGAAATTTACACTTACATTATTAATTATGGCTTATTAGGGGTTGCTTTATCAACTTTAATATTAACTTTATACACTTTAAAAAATGAGCGTTAATTTAAGACGTAAAATAGGCTTTTGGGTTTTATTATTTTTAGGTTTAGCTTTAAATATATTTCAGTCTTATAAATATTTCACTAATCAATTAGAATACTCTAAATTAGAGTTCGTTGTTTTGATTGTTGGATTAAGTTTTAATTTTGCACCCACTTACATTTTAAGATTATTTGAAAAGTGGCTTTTAAAAAATAACAAAAATGAATAATTCAACAGACCACTCAACCCCTTTATTTTCAGTTTTAACTGGAACGCTTGGAGGTATTTATGCTTTTTTTCAGAATTACGGATTAGAAATTAGTGATATTATGGAACTTTTTAAAGTTGTTTCTTTTGGTTTAATTGGGGGTGCTTGTGGATATGCTGGAAAGTTTATTGCAATGCGTGTTCATTTATACCTAAAAGAAAAGGCGAAAAAAGCCTGTAAATAAAAAAACAACTTGAAAAATATATTGTATAAACACATATAATTTAAAAAAATTAACATTTAATACAGAAAAAATGTAATGAGAGATATTAAATACATAGTAATTCACTGTACAGCTACAAGTCCAGACGCGAAAAAAGAAAGTATTTTAAACTATTGGAAAAATGTTTTAAAGTGGAAAAGTGTAGGCTATCATAAGTTAATAGATAAGTTTGGAATTATACACGAATTAGCAAATTATGAACAAATAACAAACGGTGTTAAAGGGTATAATTCCAATTCAATTCATTTTAGTTATATCGGTGGCGTAGATGAAGCAGGAAAACCAAAAGATACAAGAACACCGAAACAAAAAGAAAGTCTTTTATATCTTATTCAAAACGCTAAAAAACTTTACCCAAACGCAATAGTACAAGGACACAAGGACTTCAAAGGAGTTGTAAAAGCTTGTCCGAGTTTTGAAGCTAAACAAGAGTACAAAGATGTAAAATAATTTGTTTATATTTACTTTAAATAATTTAGCTATGGAAAATTACATTGATTATTATTTAGAGTTAATAAGTCCTAAAACTATAATAGGGAGTTTTAAAAGTGATTTAGAGTTTCAAAGCTGGTGCGAAACAAGAAGCAAAGAGTATTTAAAAGACTTATTAGAGGACTTTGAACGACACGAGGAATATTTGCATTGCGCGGTTATATTTAGAGTTTTAAAAGCTATTCAGAAATGAGTAGCTTTTTTATTTAGAACGAATATAAATAACAATTATTTTAAAAAGCATAGTATTTAATTTAATTTAATTAATTATATTTGTACTCAATAACAATTAAAACTAACTAATTATGAAAACAATTAAAAAAGAATTACCGTTAATTATTGCAATAGCTTGCACTTTCACAGGCTTATTATCTACAATATCAATCTTAAAAATAATTTAATTATGGCAAACAAAAAAGGAGCAGGAAGAAAAAACAAGTTTAAAGTAAAAGCTGAAAAGAAGTTTTATTTAGTGCCTCTAAAAGTACTGAAAGAATTTAACGCTATTTACGAAGATTTAACAGAAGAATATTTAAATAAAAAAGAGTAACGCCCCTCAGCTTGTAGTAGTTGCAATAATAACTTAAAATAACAAAAATTATGTATAAATTAAAGTACAAAGGAAAAGGAGAACACTCAGTTAGACAATTAGAGTTAATAATTGAACAACAAGCAGAAGAATTACACTTACTGAATAGCGGACAAATGCAATTACTACAAACTGATGTTAGTAGTAGTAATTATATTGACGAAAGCCCAGAGCCGAGAATAAATATACATAGATTTAACGATAATGAATATGACGAACACGGACATTTTTTAAGATAATTATTACTACTAACGTTTTAGTATAAACCATCGTTTTAATGTGGTTTATACATTGTTAGCACCCGTTTTTTTCTTTTAGTAGAATTATTTTAAAAATATTTACACTTTTTTACTCAAAAAGTTTGCAAGTACAAATATTTGTTGTATATTTACACTATCAAATTAAAACAAAGAAATAATGAAAACAAATAACACAAACGATTTTAGCAAAAGAACTCAAAGCCAAATAGCTTCAATACTTATTTCAAATGGTATTGCTTTTAATCCTGAAAATATGGGTGATGGAAGAACTTTTTACATAAACGATACGACTATAAAAACGAGAGTAGGATTAAAAAAAGCAGGTTTTATACTTGATTTGTCAAATGTAAATGACAAAGGTTTAACTTTTAAAGCGTACTAATGAACGAAAACATAATAATACTAACTAATAAAGAATCCTACGAAGCGTGGGGTTCTCTTGTTGAGTTATGCAAAGTGAAAGGTTTTAGCTATAACTATTTGAAGCGTTTAAAATATCCTTTTGATTACAAAGGTCTTCATTTTATTCGTGTGCCGTTTCGGTCTTCAAATGGGTGCTAACGTTTTGTAGCTTGTTGCAGTTGCAAAATAATAACTAAAAATTACAAAAATTATGGAAATTACAAAAGAAAAATATAAGGAAATACTTGAAATACAAATGATACCTTATAATGAAAAAAGTAGATGGTTTGAAGAAACATTGACAAAAATAAACCAAGCCTTGCAATTGCAACAAACTGGTGTTAGCACTTGTTTTTTAGAAGATTATCAAGACCATTTTTTTGAAGTTAAATACAAACAAACATCTTGTTGTAAAATAGCACCTATAACAAATGAAAATTATTGTCCTAATTGCGGTAATAAGATTTTAAAATAAGTGCTAACGTTTTGCAACTACACGTCTGTTGCGACCAAACACAAAATAATCTTTCGGTTTAATACGGAATTGAAAGATACAAAACAAACATTAAATTAATCACTAATATAGCAATAGCGTGTAATTGCTGTTATAACTCGTTTTTTATGGGAGCATTTGGAGAATTATTAATACAACGTTGGGGCGGTAATTTAGAATATTACAGAGGCGATAAGGTTACAAAAAAAGAAATTGAAAAAACCTTTGAAGAAAATACAAAAGAAAAAGAAGAAATATTTTTTGAATTAAAAGTTTTAAGAGCAAGAAAACATTTAAGTTCATTAAAATCTAGCTTAATTTACAGAACAGATGAAGCTAAATTATATACTGAAAGTGTTATAAAAAATGGTTTTAATAAATTAGGTTTTGAGCCTATTATACAGGATAAAATGTGGATTGAATTTTCTTCTTTTATAGATAAATATTGTAAAAAATGAGTTATAACGTGTTGCAGCTATATTTAGTTGCGGACTTTGAAAACAAAAACTTTAAATAAACACAAAATGAAATTAGAAAACAAAAACTCGGATAAACCACAAGACCCGCAATTGAATATAGGTGCTGTTGTGTGTAGTGCTTCTATTGATGATGTTGCAAGCGGTAATGTTATAATTGACATGAGAGGCTCTGAAAAATGGGGCGAGAAAGTAAATAGGTTGTTTGAAATTCTAAAACAAGCAGCACCCAAAAAAGACAGAATGCCTGCATATTTATTTGCCCCATTTTATTATTGCGAAGATGGTTATTGGTACGAAAGCACATGGCGTGAAAGTGGAAGTGTCCCCGTGTTAGATATTGTTGATTAGCATTACACACAACTTCTTTATACACCTATAAAAGAAATACCTAAAACTATTAAAAATCAATTAATTAAAGTATGATATGAAAAAAACACTAATTTTATTATCAGTAATTATCTTAACTTCTTGCGGTCCGCGTAAAGTAAACAAACAAGAACTTGAAACCAAACAAGAAACTAAAACAGAAGTTAAAGAAGTTTCTAAAAGTTTAGATAGCACTAAAACTGAAACAGAAGAACAAAGTAGCGCTAAAATCAATTTTGAAGTATCTACAAAGGATTTTCTATTTGAACCAATAGACAATACTAAACCTTTTTTTATAGGCTCGCAAAAGTACGAAAACGTAAAGGTAGTTAACAAAGAAAGTAATTCTAAATATTTAGAAGAAACTGAACTTTTAAAAAAGCAAACTGAATACAGATTTTCACAACTTGAAAATACTATTGAAAGTTTAATAGAAGAAAATAAAGAGTTAAAAAGCAATGTTAAACAAGTAGATAAAAAAGAAAGTTTAGTTAGTTTGTTTATGTGGCTTTCTATATTGTTACTAATTATTTTACTATTGATTTACGCTTACAACAAATATTTAAAAACTAAATAAATTATGATACAAAAAAAAGCTCACAATTTTCACACTTATAAAATAGAGTGTAATCACAAAGATGAAAAATGGTTTTTATTAACTGGAGATTGGCATTTTGACAATCCTAAAACAAATAGAAAGTTATTATTTAAACATCTTGAACAAGCCAAAGAAAGAAATGCAAAGATAATTATTAACGGAGATATGCTTTGTTTGATGCAAGGTAAGTACGACCCAAGAAAAAACAAATCAGCAATACTACCAGAACACAATAACGATAGGTATTTAGACGCTGTAATTTATGATACCGCTGAAAAAATGTTACCTTATGCTGAATATATTTTGCAGATAAATACAGGTAATCACGAAAGTTCAGTTTCTCAAAGAGCCGAAACAGATATACTAATGAGATTAGTAGAAAGGATTAATACACTTGCAAATACTAATATTCAATTAGGTGCTTATATGGGCTATATAAATATAGTACTTCATTATGGAGGGAAAAAAGAAAAGTTTAATAATTCAAAACCGATAAATATAGCATACGACCACGGACATTGGGGGGGCGTTATTACAAAGGGTGCACTTTCAGTAAGTAGACACGCTTCTATATTTCCTGACGCTGATGTTATAATGAGTGGGCATACTCATGATGGGTGGGTAATGACGCATAATAGATATGTTATGAATCACCATAAAAATAAAATACAAGTAAAAAAACAATGGCACGTTAAAACAGGAACTTATAAAGAAGAGTTTGATACTGGTAATGGTTGGGCTGTTGAAAAAATAGGTATGCCAAAGCATTTAGGTAGTTGTTGGATGCGTGTAATTTACAACTCTAAAAAAGATAATGAGTTAGAATTCACAATGACTTCATAGAACTAAATCCCACTTTAAAAGGTGGGTTTTTTATTTAGAATGATTTTAAATTACTTTTAATATTTGGTAATTAATTTAATTTAATTATCTTTGCTATGTATTAATAACTAAACAACTAATATTATGAAACTAACTAACTTAATAAAATTAATTAACGAAGAAATAAAAATGGTTGCAATTACAAATATAGACTATTCTAATATTTCAGAAGATAATTTTAAAAAAGGTTTAACAGGATACTATTCAAGTGTTAAAAACGATATAGAATTTACTTTTGATGCTTATGATATAAATGATTTAGTTATTGAAAATGTAACTTTTAAAGATAACGACCAAATACCAAACATTATTAACTATTTAAATAAACTAACTTAATTATGGACTTTGTGACTATTTCAATAGAAAATTATAACGAGGTTTTAAAACTTCTTAAAGAAGCTGATGAAGCACAAAGAGTAAATGTATACTCTAAAAACAGAATTAAAAAAGCAATTGAACTACTAAAAAAATAATTATGGAGGATTTACTGAAATTAAAAGACGCTCAAATTATAGCTTTACAAGCTGAATTACAAAAGCACAAAGACCTTTTAAAAGAGGTTTTAGAAACTATGCAAGAAGCTAACGAAACAATGAGAAACGAACTTAAAAAGTAATATTATGGGAGCAAATTCAAACTTATTTTTAATGTTGCAAGAGCAACAAGTAGAAACAAACAACTTTCTACCAACTAAAAAAGAAATACAATTATCGGCTAAAACATTTGTAAAAAACACTTTAGAAGCTGGAGAAGTTTCTGAAATGGAATTATACACACAAGCTTTAAGAATTAACGAGGCTTTAGAAATTGTAACTGCTGAACTTAAAAACTCAATACCTCAAGAAAACTTTGAAGCGTTTGGAGTTAAAGGAACTTACCGAAGCGGTGGAGAAACTATAAATTATAAAGAAGATGAAATTTGGCGTTTATTAAATGAACAAATTAAAAAAAGAGAAGCAATGTTAAAATTAGCTGTACAAAATGGAGAAGAATATACTATTGATGGGGTTTATGTCCCTTTAGTTTCAACCACTCCAAGAAAATCAAGTTTAGCAATATCATTTTAAAAAACTAATTATGAATATAGAAAAATTAACAGCACTTTATAAAAAGTACGAACTTACAAAAGATGACGTTTATAAGCATCAACATTACATTATTATAACACGTTCTGGAATTGATAAAATACAAGCTAAAGAAAAAGTTTTTATTGATTATGAAGTTATAAAATGTGAACCTAAATTTTGTGTTGTGAAAGCTAATGCAACTAAAGAAGATGCTAAAATACAAACTTTTGGAAGTGCAATAAAAGGAGACAATTTTAAAGATGGTAATACTCAAACTTGGTATGTTATGGAAATGGCAGAAAAAAGAGCAATGTCAAGAGCGGTATTAAAACTTACAGGGTTTTATGAACTCGGAGTATTTGGAGAAGATGAAAGTGAAGATTTTAAACGTAAATAATAAACACTTAAATAATTAAACTATGGCTTTAGGAGTAACAGGAAAAATCACAAAGATTTTAGACTTACAAACAGGAACAACCGCAGCAGGTGCTGAATGGAAAAAACAAAGTTTCATTTTAGAAACTACTGAACAATACAATAATATATATTGTTTTGAATTATTTGGAGCTGAAAAAGTAGATAATTTTCTACAATACAATAAAGTAGGCAATGAGGTAAAAGTTGATTTTAACGTAAATACAAACGAATGGAAAGGAAAGTATTTTACAACTTTGTCAGCGTGGAAAGTATTTAAAGCTGATGCAACGAGTTCAAACAATGCGCAAGTTGTAAATGAAAATCTACCAGTTGGAGCTGATGATTCTGATTTGCCCTTTTAATTTAGAACTACTAATTAAAACATTTGATTTACAAGTCCCTGCTAATTTGTAGGGACTTTTTAAAAACTAAATTATGAGAGAAATAAAAGTAGGCGATAAGTATTTGTGTAAAGCCAACGATTACGATGATGGTTATTTTACAAGCGGTAATATTTATGAAGTTAAAGAAGTTTTTGAAAACGGAGTTGGCTTTTTAACAGATAATAAAAGAGCTTATACAATTTGGGCTCAATTTTTACAAAAAGACTTCACGGACTTACAAGAAGAAAAAATAATTCACAACGAAAAAGAAATTCAAAGCATTATAAAAGAATACGGAATTAAAACATATAATTTAAATGAATACGATTTTGTAAACCCAGAGCATTATAAAAAAGGGAATAAAGAAGTAATTGATATGATGTTGGATATTTGGGGCGTTGAAAAATTAATTGCTCATTGTGAAATGTGCGCTTTTAAGTACCGTATGCGTATAGGAGAAAAACCAAACCAACCAATTGAGCAGGACTTAAAAAAAGCTAATTGGTACGAAAACAAAGCAAAAGAATTAAAAAATAATTAACTCGTAAACACCTAAAAATCAAACCCTTTCAATCGAGAGGGTTTTTTTATTGAAAAAAAAGTGTTAAAGTTTTTGGTAATTAATTTAATTTAATTAATTTTACACCATAGAAATAAACAAATAACTAATTATGACACAAAAAGAAATAACAACGCATAAGATAATTACAAGCGTTTTAGCAATGCAAATAAGTTCAAATATATTAACAGACTTACAAAGTACAAAAGTCTTTAAAAATAGCCTTAAAATGCATATTAACAGAACTATTGACGCTTTAAAAGAAGTTGAAGTAAAACACTACGATAATTTTTTCAATTCCAAAGAAACTGAAACAAGCCAAGTTTATGAAGTTTACGAAAACTTTATTAAAATAATTTCACAAGTTCCTATTTACGATACTGAAAACTTGTTAAAAATGTATGAGGCGTATAAAATTGACGCTAAGAGTATGCAAGGAATAACAAATAAAATTTTAAGATAATGACAACAGAAAAAATAATCAAAACCATTAACGAAACGCTTGAAGTTGATATAAGAAGTAAAACCCGCAGACGTGAAGTAGTTTACTCAAGGTTTATTTTTTATCACTTAATGAGAAATAAATTACACAGAAGCTACTCTTTAGCAACTATCGGGGCGTTTCTAAAAAAAGACCACGCAACCGTATTACATGGATTGAAACAATTTGATTTACTAATCAATTACGATGATTTTAAAATTCAGTACCAGAAAGTAATATTAAAACTAAATGAAAATACATTAAACGAGGTTAAAATTTGCCCTTGTTGTAACCAAGAAATTAAGAAATAATGAGATACAATATACACGAGGTTTTAGATATATTAAAACCAACACGAAAAGAAAGCGCAAAGTTAAAAGTTTGGAATGTACATTTAAAAAACTACTCCAAAGAACTTTGGGAGGATGTTGAAAGAATTAAAAATGGTTTAGAGCCTTTGCAAATTATAACAGAAGTTAAAGAAGAAAGCGAAAATGAAAAACCTACACGATTATTTTTTTCAATCAATAACGAGGGCGTTTATGATAAGTATGATGTAAGCATTTTAACTGATATATCTACTTATGAAATAACCGCTAAAACAAGAAGAACTCATTTAACTAAAAATGGATTTATTATTAAACGTATAAAATTTTAATTATGGCTTTTGAAGATACATTATTATTAAAATTAAATAGAGAATACTCAAAAGAAGAGTTAGTAGATTTTGTATTAAGAAGAATAAAAGAGTTAAAGTTAAGTAACGGTAAAAATGAGTCTTACATACAAGAACTAATAAAAGAGAATAGCGAGTTAAAAGCTAAGTTAAGAAACACCAAACAACGAACAAATAGTATTGAGTTATCTAAAAAAATAGAAAGATACAAGAAAAACACAAAATCACAATTAGAACATATTGTAAGATTAAAAAACGAAATTAAAGAACTAAAATCTAAATTATGAAAGCATCAACAAGGGTACGATACAACTATTTATTAATAGGAATATCAATCGGTTTAGCAATATCAATACTAATTTTAAATATAATATTATGACACGTAAAGAAAAATTAATTGAACAAAGAAACGAACTACAACAAGAGTTAAAAATACTTGCTAAACGTGGTTTAAACAAAGAAATTGTTAACGCTAAATATCATTTAGTACTTAAAAAATTAGAAGATGAGAGATAATTTAAAAGTAGCTAGAAGTTACAGCGAAAGCCAAAAGCAAAGAATTGAAAGTTTAAAAACTTTAGAACTTGCAAAAATGCAGGAAAAAGAATTGAATAAAAAAGTAAAATATTTAACTAAAAGATTTGTTTTATAAAAAATAAATAATTATATTTGAATATAATATTAGTTTTTTTTGGTTAGTTAAATAGCTGGTAGGAATGTAGAAATGAAACTATCAGCTTTTTTAAAACTTTTTAGCTATTATTTAAAATAAAATGTTATCTTTGTATTTGTATTGAAGTGAGACCCAATATAAATAATTAAAAATATTTCATAACCTCATAAGGAAAGGCGGTCTCACACTAAGCTAATTCTTATGGGGTTTTCTTTTACACGTATATTAACTTAATTTTATATAATATGGAAATCAAATTTAAAACAGAAGTACACGAAAATTACAGTACTCAATTAACAATTAGTAAAATTGAAAATGGTGTTTTTATTACTAATTCAAGTATTGAAGGAAATTTAGAAAATGAAGAAGCTACTCACTTCTTATCTAAAGAGGATTTAAAAGATTTTATTGGAGCTTTATTACACGTTCAATCTAAATTAAGAAATGAGTAATGGAAAAGCCAACTAAAAGAAAAGCTTTTAATTTTTTAAGAAGTTATTTTGATGTCGTTAATGAATTAGAAAATGACACCGATAAACTTAATTTTTTAATGGCTATAATCAATAAACAATTTTTAGATGAAGACCCAAAAGAATTAACTTTTTTAGTTAATCTTTGTTATTCAAGTCAAAAACACTCAATAGAATCGAGTGTAAAAGGCTGGAAAAGAGCTAATAATACAGATATGAATGGCAACCCCTTGACAGACCCCCCGACCCCCTTAGGGACTAACCCCCAGACCAACCCTGAGGAAGAGAAAGAAGAAGAAGAAGAGAAAGAAGAAGAGAAAGAAGAATGTAAACAAAAATTAGAGCCAATAAATTGGCCAGAGTTATTAGAGTTTTTTAATAAAGTAACTAAAAAGAAAAGTAGAAGTATTCCAGATAAAGTTAAAAAGGCGTTTAAAGCAAGATTAAAAGATGGCTACACAAAAAAAGATATTGGTTTAGCTATTAGAAATTGTTACAACGACCCTTACCACATTGAAACAAAACATAAACATTTAACTTTAGAGTTTATATCAAGGGCGGATAAAATGGATAAGTTTTGCAATTCTGAAGATAGAAAAGAAAACGGTAAGACTAACCAAAAATTTATGACTTATGATGATTAGCGACAAATTTTTTAATTTAGGAATACAAGTTAAAGGAAATAGAACTGAACAAAAATGCAAATGTCCTAATTGCGTAACACTTGGAAAAACTAATATAAACGATACTTGTTTGTCTATTAATTTAGAAAGTGGTTTGTATAATTGTCATAAGTGCGGTTGGAAAGGATGTGTGGCTGAAACTAATTTTAAACGTGAAGAAATGCAAATAATTTATAAATTACCTGTAAAGCCAAATATATCTAAATTAACAGATGAGGCGTTAAAATATTTCGAAGATAGAGGTATTAGTCAAGCAGTAGTTTTAAAAAACAAAATTGCAAGTACTTCAGATGGTAACGGTGTTTTATTTCCTTACTTTAGAAATGGTCAATTAATAAACTACAAAACAAGATTATTAAAAGAAAAAAGATTTTTTCAAGCAAAAGAGGCCGAGCCTATAATGTATAATCTTGACAGGATAACAGGACAAAAAGAAATAATAGTGTGTGAGGGCGAGTTTGACGCATTAAGTTGGGAGGTTGCAGGATATGAAAACCATACTTCAGTTAATCAAGGTGCGCCAAATGAAAATGATACTAACGTAGATAAAAAGTTAGAATGTATTACAAATTGTTATGAAGTTTTTGAAGATGCTGAAGTTATTTATTTGGCCGTAGATACAGATAATAATGGAATACGTTTACAAAAAGAGTTAATTCGTAGGTTTGGAGCTGAAAAATGCAAGATAGTAGATTTTAAAGATTGCAAAGACGCAAACGAATATCTAATTAAATATGGTGCTTTTGAGTTATCAATGCTTTTAAAAGAAGCTAAAGACGTAAAAATTGAGGGCGTTTTTACTTTAGAAGATAACTTTGAAAGTATGTTAAGTGGTTTTAAAAATGGTTATCAACGTGGCCAAACTACTTACATAAATGAAATAGACCAAGCTTGGAAATGGAGAAAGGGAGAAGTTACAGTTTGGACTGGCTACCAAAATGAGGGAAAATCTTTATTTTTAAATCAACTTTCAGTTATAAAGGCCTTTTATGATAAAGATAAGTTTGCGGTTTTTAGTCCAGAGAATATGCCGATGGATGACTTTTTTAATGATTTAATTGAAATGTTAGTTGGTAAGACTTCAGACCCTTATTATAAAAGTTTACAAATGTCAGAGATTGAATATTTAAATGCAAGTAGCTTTTTAAATAGACACTTCTTTTTAGTTTATCCAGACTTTGACTTTAAAATAGATACAATTTTTGAAAAGGTTAAATATTTAGTTAGAAAGCAAGGAATTGACCATTTAATAATTGACCCTTATAATACGGTTGAGCATCTAATGAGAAGCGGAGAAAGAGAAGATTTATACATTAGTAGGTTTATGGCCAAGTTAAAAAGGTTTGCAATTGAAAATGAAATTTCAATACATTTAGTGGCGCACCAAAACACAGCAAGGCCAGACGCAAACGATGGAGGCCGATATTATAAACCAAATTTAAATAATATTAAAGGCGGTGGAACTTTTGCGGATAAGGCCGACAATGTAGTGTACGTATGGAGGCCTAACAGGGCTTTAGATTTTAGATGTACTGAAGTTGTTTTTGGTTCTCAAAAGATTAAAAAACAAAAATTAGTAGCAAGGCCTTGCGAGGTTTTAAATATTGATTTTGATTTTAAAGCAAATAGATATACGTTTGATGGTTTTACGCCTTTTAAAGATATTGATAAAAAAAGAGATATTAAACCAATAGAGAAAAAAGAATACAATATAATACCTGCTACAATAGAAGAGGCTTTTGATAATAACGAAAACAATGAAGAAAGTGAAATTCCGTTTTAAGTTGTTTTATTCCGTTTTAATTACTATATTTGTATATAATTTTAAATAAAAAACAATGAAAAAGTGTTTCAAATGTAACGAGGTTAAGGGTTTAGATTTTTTTTATAAACATAGCGGAATGTCGGATGGTTATTTAAATAAATGTAAAATTTGTAATAAAAAAGATTCTAAATCTAACTACGTTAAAAATTCAAAAAACGAATTATGGATGCAAAAAGAAAGGGTTAGATGTGTAGAGAGAAACAAAAGGCTTGGTTATAGTAAAAAATATAAATTAGATTGTTTATTTAATATAAGGGAATATAAAAACCTAAGCAGAAAACTAAACATACAAAAGCCTTATGAAATACATCATTGGAATTATAATGATGGGTTTGTTGAAGATATTTTAATAATGCATTTAAAAGAGCATAAAATAGCGCATAAATATATATTTAGAAAAAAAGGAGAATATTTGTTTAAAACAGTTAATGGAGAAATATTAGACACAAAAGAAAAGCACATAAAGTATTTAAAGGAAAAAGGAATAGTTATATTTAGAGAATTTTGATTTCTAAAGACAAAATACAAAGCTACTTAGAAGCTGAATGTATAATACAACAAGAAACAAGAAGATTGTTAAACTCTAAAATAACAAATTTTGAAAGTTGTAATGTTCTTTCTATAAAATCAGTTAAATTTATAAAACACTTTAAAAAATAGAAATTATGACACCAAAAGAAAAAGCAGAAAATTTATTATTTAAATTTAAAAAAATAGATAGTGATTCTGAAATGTTTGATGGATTTAAAATGAAAGACTTTTACGCTCAAAGATGCGCATTAATTGCAGTTAATGAAATTTTAGACTCTACGATATATTATTTTGAAGATAACGATACATTTGTAAATTATTGGCAAGAAGTTAAAAAAGAAATAGAGAAGCTATGAAAAACTTAAACGAAACACTTGAAAATATTACAAGCCTTATTGATGCTTATGCGGATACTTCAATAAACGATGGAGAAAATCTAAACGAAATATTAAAACTACTTTCTAATAATTTATTCTATCTTGAAAAGTTCAGAGCAGATTACAAACTTAAATACGAAAGTAAGATATATGAACTTACTAAAGATAAGAAAATGACTGTTTCAAGAGCCGTGAACATTGCAGAAGTGGAAGTTAAAGAAATGTATTTAATACGCAGAATTTCAGACGCTGGTTATCGTAATTGTGATGCAATAAGAACTAATATAAGTTTCTTGAAAACCGAAAGAAATAACTCAAAGTAAAATAATTGAAAGATTTTTTTAAAAAAGTTTTTTTAATTGAATTAAATTAATTACCTTTGAATATGTTTAACGGTTAGATATAAAACAAGTAGCGTTTATTATTACAGAACACAACAAAAATTATTAACAGGCAAATATCTGACTAAAAATGCCTAACTGAGCTATTTGTTTTATATGTTGTTAGAAACAGTTATATTATGAAAGTATTCAGACACAAAAACGGAAATTTATACACAATAGAACAAGTCGGAAGAGGTAAAACTATAACCCCACCAAAAGATTGGAAATGTTTTTACGCTAACCCATATAAGACAAACAAAAATGCACCATTATTACCAACTTTAGGTGAGCAACCAAATCTACAAGATTTCACTTTAGAATTTGAGGAATAATTGGCTATAACGATTTGCAGCTATGCCCAGTTGGGCAATTAAAAGAACAAATTTTAAATAACAAATAAAACTTAATAAAATGGAAGAATCTTCAAAAAACAACGAACCCGCCCAATTGGGTATAGGTGTTGTTAGTGGCAGTTTTTTATTCGACAAAGCATTGTTGGATAAAGCAACTATTAAACAACCTGAATATGTGATGGGTGTTGATACATACGACAAAGATGCTCTTGCTTATTGCTTTGGTAGAAAAGTAGATGGAGTGTTTGAAATAATATTAGCAAAGACAATGCGTGATGAAAATGAATTTAAGCAAGAGGTTGAAAACTTGGCTAAATATTTCAACGCTGATGTCTTTCGGAGCGGTGATTAAAATTGCCACTAACGCATTGTGTATGGCATCGTTTTAATGTGCTATACACGTTGTTGTATGTCTGGTGCGACTTTAAAGCACAAACTTTTAATATAAACACAGACCTTTTTTCTTCTTTTTTGAGCGAGGGCAAATTAATTTGAAAAATTAAAATGAATATAGATTTAAGATTAGGCGACTGCCTTGAAGTAATGAAAACGATAAAAGATAATAGTATTGATTCTGTTATAACTGATATACCTTATGGCACTACTTCTTGTAAATGGGATAGCGTTATTGATTTTGATTTGATGTGGGAACAACTAAATAGAATTACTAAAAATAGTAGTGCAGTTGTTTTATTTGGTGCTGAACCTTTTACAACTAAATTAAGAATGAGTAATTTTCGTAACTGGAAATATGATTGGATATGGCACAAAAACCAACCAAGTGGACAATTTAACGCTTCTAAAATGCCAATGAAGGCGTATGAAACAATAAGTGTTTTTTATAAAGAACAGCCTGTATATAACCCACAAATGATAAAACGAACTGAAAAAGAATTAAAAAGGCTATCACATAAAAGTATTGAAGGTTTTAGTACTAATACTGTTTATGGTGATATAAATAGAAAAAGTTTGAACAGATATGAAAACACAACAAAATATCCAACAAATGTTATAACAGGAATAAAATGCGTTTTTAATAGAGGTGGTGAAAAAGTAAAACACCCAACTCAAAAACCTTTAGAACTTATGAGGTATTTAATAAACACATATACTAACAAAGGTGAAACTGTTTTAGATTTCACGATGGGAAGCGGAAGCACAATGGTCGCTTGTGTTGAAACCAAAAGAAACGGAATTGGGATTGAATTAGATGAAAATTATTACAAACTTGCTAAAAAAAGGGTGGAAGAAAAAAAAGAAGAAAAAGACAATGAACCACCAACTTTATTTAATGCACAGAATTAAGCACTTGCATATAACGCCTAACGCTTGTGTTTGTGGCGGTAAACTACACTAAAAATAACTGAAACAAAACAACAACCGAGTAAAATCAAATATATAAACCAAACACAGCCATAAGCACAAATGTATGTTAGTGGCTGGGCTTTTCACAAATAAAAACAAAATGACAAACGAACAAATAAGAGAACGCCTTTTAAAAGCTGGTGTAAAAAACTTAAAAGAATTTGGTTATCCAGAAGTAACCATAGAAACAATATTAACTGATGAAGTTTATAAAGAGTTCTTTAAATCAATGTTGGAGGAAAATTTAGGGAACGGAAAACAAGTTGATGAAGTAATTAACCAGCTTTTATCTGAGGTCGTTTAGCCTTGCCACTAACCTATGGTTGTATGTGTAGTTTCGTTTATTAATAACTTAAAACAAAAAAAAGATGAAGAAAATAATTAAAAGGCTTAAAGAAGCTAACAAAGAATTACTTAATAAATTTGGAGATGATAGTTACCAATTAAGATGTGAGCTTGCAGGTATAGTTAACGAAATTCAAAAGAAAAAAAGGATAAAGAAATTACACATACAACGTGTTACTATACCGTTTTATTGTTTAAATAGATTTACTGATAAAGAACAATGTTTAAAACAATGTAAGCACTGTAAATAAATGACAAAACAAAATGGTTAGTAACGTTATGTGGCTTTACGTCTGTTGTGCCTGTGTGGTTAGTATGTTTGGCACAATAGCGTAAAACCACTGTTATGGGCAGTACTTTTTTTAACTAATTAATTTTAAACAATGGAAGTAAATAAAATATATCACGATGATTGGATGAATAACCAACTACCTGACAAATCGGTTAAGTTGATTATTGCAGACCCGCCATATTTTGAGGTTAAAGGTTCGTTTGATTTTGTTTGGAAATCATTTGACGATTATTTAAAAGATGTTGAAAAATGGGCTATTGAGTGCAAACGCTTACTTGCTGATAATGGAACTTTATTTTGGTATGGACACGCAAAAAAAATAGCCTATGCACAAGTAATATTTGATAAACATTTTAACCTTATAAACAACCTTGTTTGGAATAAAGGCTCATTTATGGGATTAGAAGAAAGCGAAGGGTTAAGAAGTTTTGCGCCTTGCACTGAAAGGATTTTAATGTATGGAAGCAAAGCACAAGATACAACAGGATTAAAAGAAGTTGAGATGGAATATGTGGCACCAAGAAATCCGTTTGCATTGGAACTTAAAAAAGCAAGATTACTGAAAGGTGTAAGCATAAATCAAGTTGCTGAATATGGTAAATTTTACGGAAACGTAAATCACGGTGGAGCAGTTACAAATTGGGAACGTGGGTATAATGTTCCACTAAAAGAACAATGGCAAATACTTTGCGAAAACTTACCAATAGAACGCAAAGAATATGAGGAACTCCGCAAAGAATATGAGGAACTCCGCAGACCATTTAATAATGTTTTTAAGTTACAGGAAGTGATTAATTACGGAAACGAAGCAACTAAAACAGGCTCAAAGTATGCTCACGAAACCTGCAAACCTGAAACACTTACAAGGGCTTTAATTTTGACTTGTAGCCGTTTAAATGATTTAGTATTTATTCCTTTTGCAGGAAGTGGAACAGAGGTTGCAATGGCAATAAAAGAGGGAAGAAACGCAATAGGATTTGATATTGAAGAAAAGTATGTTGAAATGGGAAACAAACGAACAGATATTATTAAGGCTCAACCGTCTTTGTTTGCAGGGTCTTAGTATTGCCCATAACGTTGCGAGTATTGCCGTTCGTTGCGGATTTAATATTACAAACTTTCAAAAACAGATAAAAGATGAATACAGAACAGAACTTTCAAAATGGCACAGAAGCCCGCAATGACGGCAATACTGTGTTAGCGGTAGTGTTTCGTCCAAAGAACGGACATGAACTACTGCAAGCGTTGAAACAAAATAAGAAATGTGAGATTGTAGATACTCACGCATTTTTAGCAGCAAAAGTACTTGAAGATAACCAATGTGGTTTTTGTTTTTCTTTCAAGCTGTCAAAATGGAATAAAGGTTGGGCAGGTTTTGAGCGGTCTTAACATTACAGCTAACGCTTAGTATATGAGCCTGTACTTGTATGGCTTATATACATTGTTACCCATAGTTATTTTTGTGCGGTGGCAAATTAATTTGAAAAATTAAAATATTTATGATGAAACTAATACAAGGCGATTGCCTACAAGAAATGCAAAATATTGAAAGTTATAGCATTGACTTTATTTTGACTGATTTACCTTACGGAACAACTGCTTGTAGTTGGGATGAAATAATACCATTTGAACCAATGTGGAAAGAATTTTACAGAATATTAAGACCAAACGGTTTTATTGTTTTGACCGCTTCACAACCTTTTACAAGTAAATTAGTAAGTAGCAATATTAAAAACTTTAGCCACAATTGGGTATGGAATAAAAAACGTGGTACTGGACACTTGTTAGCCAAAAAAAGACCAATGATGGCAAGCGAAGATATTGTAGTTTTTACGAACGAACATAGCCACGACTTTACATTTAGAAGCCCGTTAAGAAAATACGCAAAGCAACTATTTAAGAACTTAGATAAAAAGAAAAAAGAAATATTTGCAGATATGGGTAATCAAAGCGTTTGCCATTTTATGAGAACGGAAAGCACTCAATTTAGTTTGTGTACTGAAAAATGTTATAATAGTTTGATTGAATTATACAACATAGATAAGTTAGATTTTTTTATTGAATACAATAATTTAAAAACTGAAAATTTAGAATGGCTTGAAAGTTTCCCAAGAACATACAACCCACAAATGAGAAAAAGAGAAAAAGCAAGAAAAAGCAAAATGAAAGCATCTGAGAACACTTGCTATGGTGATTTAAGTGATTATGATGGTGAAGTTTTAGAAGAAAGATACCCTATTAATATAATTGAATTTGATAAAAGTGGGCATAGTAATATGCTACACCACCCAACGCAAAAACCTATTGAATTACTTGAGTATTTAATTAAGACCTACACAGATGAAGGAATGGTTGTATTTGATGCAACAATGGGAAGTGGAAGTACTGCGGTTGCGTGTAAAAATACAAAACGTAATTTTATAGGAATAGAGAAAGACCCACAATACTATGCCGTAGCATTAGCACGAGTAGATGGCTAAAAAAATTATTATGGGTAACTTCTTTATACACCTATAAAAGAAATATATTAAATAATTAATTTACAAGTAGTTAAAGTATGATATTAGAAATTAAACTTCTTGCTAAATGGCAATTTAAAGAATATGACTATTATAAAGTAACTACTTGTAAAAAGATTGTTAATACTAAAACGAGTAAATTAGTAAAATGTGTTAAAGTAGGTGGTTCAATAGGTTATTACATAAACAAAGTATTTTATAAAAAATCAGATATTAATAAATACATAGAATTAATTCCTAAAAAGTCAAATTGTCCGTTTTAATTTGTATATTTGATTATGAAACATTTATAGTTATGAAGCCAGAATTTAGAATAAAAGAAAATGAAAAAGGAAAATTTGAAGTTTACTACATAGAAAGTTTAGGGTTTAGGTGTAAAGAAATTTTAAAACCTTATGTAACTTGGAGTGGTTTAGATAAAGTATATGAATTTGATACAATAGAATCAGCTATAAGAGAATTACAATTAGAGGTTATTAAAAATACAGAAAGGGCATAATGAAACAAAAGATTTGTAAAATATGTAAAGTTAAGTTTGAACCATTAAGACCTTTGCAAATGGTATGTTCTTATAAATGCGGAATAGAATATACAAAAAAACAAGAATCAAAGAAGTGGCAAAAGGAAAAGAAAGTATTAAAAGAAAAATTACTGACTAAAAAAGACTATCTTAACATATTACAAAAGGTATTTAATACTTACATAAGAACAAGAGATAAAGGAAAGCCTTGTATAAGTTGTGATAAGAAGTTAACTAAAGAAAATACAAACGCAGGACATTTCTATAGTGTGGGGGCTTATCCAAATTTAAGGTTTAATGAAAACAACGTTCATAATCAATGTATAGAATGCAACCTACATAAGCATGGAAACGTTTTAGAGTATAGTTTAAGGCTGCCAAATAGAATTGGAGTAAAAGAATATAACTCACTACAAGAAAGTAGAAATATACCTCTTAAAATAGATATTACAGAATTAAAGGAATTGATATTATATTACAAAGAAAAAACTAAACAACTAAATTAATAGATAGTTATTTAAAAGATATTTAAAATAAGATTTAACAGGTAAAAAATATATTATGATAATAGAAACTAAATTTGAATGTATGAAAAATAAAGCTGGGTATTCATTTTCATTAATACCTTGTTTAATTATAAGTAAAGATAATGATTTAAGGTACAAGGCTATTGATGTTGTATTCTGTTGGTTGTTTTTTTATTATAAGATAGAATTAATTGAAACTAAATGCTAGAAATAGAGGTAATAAAATTTGAACGTAAAAGCAATAAACCAACCGCAAAGAAAATAATGTCTTTGGATAATTGGAATAAATTTAATAAGTTTACAAAATATTATTATTATAAAGCGTATCAAATTGGATTTAGTTCGTTTGATTTAAAATAATTTTGTATATTTGTTTAACTAAACTAAAAAACTATGAAAAAAATAATCGGATTAATAATATTAGCAAGTTTGTTAATATCTTGTAATAATGATGATGATGTAAAAAATTGTAATTGCGATGCAAGGTACAAAGATGAGGGTATGACTGGATTTTATGTAATTCAAGACGTGCCTATTAATTGTGAAACAGCTCAACCTTTAGAAGAAATAAACGGAACAATTTTTTTAGGTTGTGATAATAGAGATATACCATAATGAAAAAAAAGAGTAAACATATAAGTACTATTGAAGCTAAAAAAATAGCATTAAAAGATATTACTAAAGATAGTGAGTTTAACTATGTTTACAAGGAAAAAGATATTTTAAAAAGCCTTAAAAATGATTAGATACTACATAGCAGAAGCTAATAACGGTTTTAAATTCTATTGCTTAGCGTCTAATGATGTACAGGCAAAAGAAAAACAAAACGAATTAATAGCTCAGTTTCCAGAGTTAAAAAGAATATAAGTAATGATAAAAAAATCAACACAACAATTTAAACCTTTAGACTATTCAAATATAATTGTAAAGAAATTCAATGATAATGAAATTTACTTATGTTCTTTCTTTGATAATTCTTACGATTACTTAGTAGGTACTCAAGCAGGTAGAGTAGAAACTAATGTTTTTTTAGAAGATATTGAATGGTGGATTTATACTAATGAATTAATATAATGGCGTATAGTAAAGAAGAAATACAATCTTTTAAAGATAATATAATCGAGCTTTTATCTAATGGAGAAAGCTTAAAAAGTATATTGGAAAATAATAAAGAAATGCCAAGCAGACCAATTGTTTATACTTGGCTGAATGAAGATAATGCTAATTTTGATAAAGAGTTCCTTAACAACTACGTGCGCGCGCGAGAGGATTCAGCAGACATTGACGCAGAGAAAATACAAGAGTTAGCAGAGAAGACTTTAAAAGGAACTTACGACCCTCAAAGTGCTAGAATAGCTTTAGATGCTTATAAGTGGAGTGCTGGAAAAAAGAAGCCTAAAAAGTACGGGGATAAGTTAGATTTAACTTCTGGTAATGAAAAAATACAACAAGCATCAATACCTTTGATTTTATCAGATGGTAGAACTTACGAAGATTTAAAGAACGAGTTAAAACCAGAGTAATGGAGTATGGAATAACAGAGGTTTTTGTTAAACATGATTTTTACTCTTCTTTAAAAATTAAATTTATAAAAGAAGAAAACGGAAAAACTTATTTACTAAAAGATTTAGGAGATAAGTTTTCTGTTGTTAAAGAGATTTCGAATACAAAAAAAGTATATTTAGCTTCTGAAAACTTCCATCCATCAAAATTAGATTACCAATTAAAGTATATTTATGAAGACGGTGAATACTCTGTATATCGTTATAAATATATAATGCACGTTGGAAGCTCAAGAAGTTCAAAATCTTTTAGTTTAGAAGAGGCTGCTATAAGAAAATGTGAAGAAATACCTAATTTAAGGATAAACATTTGGAGAGATACAAGAGAAAGTTTGTCTGGCACAATATGGGCTGATTTTAAAAAATTATTTCCATTGTCTGGTAGAAAATATAATTTTACAAGAAACACAGTTCCTATTTATTTTAATAATAGTTCAAGAATAGAACCACATGGAGCTGACAGTACAAATGCACATGGAACAACTCAGGATATAGCTTGGTTAAATGAGCCATATAAAATTACAAATGAAGCGTTTACTCAGATAGCAATGCGTTCAAATCAGGTTTGGATGGATTTAAACCCAAAAGCAAAACATTGGTCCGATACGGTAGCAAAAAATCCAAGATGTAAAGTTATACATAGTACATTTATGTTAAACCCATTTTGCCCTACTCAACAAAAAGCAGAAATACTATCTTTCAATCCTGACAACCCTGTAAATGTAGCTAATGGAACTGCTGATGCATATAATTGGAATGTATATGGACTAGGTTTAAAGGCTGAAAAACCAAACAGAATTTATAAAGGCTTCGGAGTTATTACAAAAGAGTTTTACGATGGTTTGCCTTTCCCAGAGTATTACGGAATGGATTTTGGCTCTACCAATCCGAGCGCGGTTGTGGGTGTTAAATACAATGGAGAAAATGAGTTTTTTACTCACGAGTATCTATACAAGCCTATTAGCCAAATGACGGGTACATTAGCTGAAAATTTAATAGCATCAGGAATAAGAAAAGATTTACCTTTAGTTTGTGATAGTGCCGACCCGTCAAGAATTGCGGAGCTTACAGTTAGTGGATTTAATGTTATACCAGCATCAAAACCTAACGGCTCAGTTAATCAGGGTATAGATTTTATTAACTCAATGAAAAACTTTTATACAGAATGTTCATTGAATTATGAGTATGAGTATGAGAATTATGAATGGGAAGTGATTAACGGAATGAATTTAGATAGACCGATTAAAAAAGATGACCATATCTTAGACGCAGACCGTTATATTAAAACATATTTACAGTTTTATTTAGGTATAAATCAAAGAATTTAAAAAATTATTTAAAATAATTATAAATAAAGTTGCATTTATTAAAAAAGTTTTTATATATTTGTGAATTATAAACAACGTTCTTTTCATTTATGGGATTATTCAACTTTTTTGGAAGTAAAAAAATAGACGTAACACGTAATAAAGACGGTACATTTTGGTATGAAATACAAAACAATGCGTTTGGTAATTCTCAAAAGTACTTAGACTGGAGTTTAAACAACCCTGTCTTATTTAGTATTATTGCGCTACGTTCTAAGATGATTTCACAAATGAAAATAACACACCTTGACTCGCAAGGTAATGTTATAGAAAATAGCGACGTTTTAAAATTATTAAAACAACCTAACTATTTTCAATCTCAAGAAGATTTTATGTTTCAATTAGCTTGGTTTTTATCGGTTAACGGTAACAACTATTGCTATAAGAAACAACCTTTATCAACTCAATTACCTAAAGCTTTATATAATCTTATTCCAAGTGAAATAGATTTTGATAAGGTAATGGATATTGACAAGTTCATTACTGACGATAAAGATTTTAAAGAAGTAGGTAAAAAAACTATTAAATACACTTTAGATAGTCAAGAGTATAAACTACCTATTAATTCTATTATTCCTTTTTACGACATTACTAACGGTTTGACTTGTAATTCATTATTACAAAGCCCAAGTCGTGTGGGTGCTATTTCTAAAACACTTCAAAACATAGATGAGAATTTAAAGTCTAAGAACTTAAATCTTAAAATGTCGCAAAAGTATTTAGGGGTTAATAAGAACATTGCTAACGGAACAAGCACACCACTAAGACAAGGCGACAAAGATTTAATAGAGCGTACTTTAATGAGTAAGTCAGTATTAACCACTAACGGAGATATTGAAGTAAAACACTTAATAGGAGATTTAAAAAGACTTTATTTAGATGAACAATTTGCGCAAGATGCTCAAACTTGTTTATTAGCATTTGGTTTAAACAATGATGTTTTAAACTACTTTGCGGGTGGCTCTTCTACGTTTGAAAACCAAGAGAAAGGAGAACAGAGATTTGTACAAAATGAAATACAAGGCGTATCTAATAATATAGTTAATAGTATTGCATCTTCTTTAGGTTTAATTGATAAGGGAGAAAGTTTGCAAGCTTCATTCGACCATTTACCAGTTATGCAGTCTTTGATATTTGAAAAGATTACGACATTGACTGAATTGCAAAATAGTATTAAAATCGGTTTAGAGAACGGAACTATTGAAGCTAATGAAGCTAAAGAAATGGTTAAGAATTTACGAATTAAATTAGGTTTATAATGGAATTGAAAGAAATAAATAAACATTTAGAGAAAGAAAGTATTTCTCCAGAGCTTAAAAAGGCTTTAGAAGTTAGAAAATATGTTTTAGAAAACAACAAAACAATAAAGAAATGAATATAAACGAATTAGTAACAAACAAAGAAGAACTTATTAAGCTAAAGAAAGCAGAAATAAAGACCGTTAAAGGTGGTTTAAGTTCTATTACTAAATCTAATACCAATGAAATAAAAGGCACGTTTAAAAACAATGAAAATAGTTTAGAGCGTACTATTATTGGTAATACTTATTTATGGATGGATTCACACGATGATGTACATGCTAAAGGGTGTTTCTCTAAATCTATAAAAGAAAGTAAGGGTGTTTTTCATTTACACGACCACGAGTTTAAAATTACTTCTAAAGTAGGAGAGCCTAAAAGTGTTTATGAAACTCAAATAGCTTGGAAAGACTTAGGTATAAATAAAAGCGGAACAACAGAAGCTTTATTTATGGATACTGAAATATTCAAAGATTATAACGCTCAAATATTTAACGAATATAAATATAATCGTATTAATCAACATAGTGTAGGTATGCAATATGTTAAGATTGATTTAGCCGTTAACGATCAAAGTTATGAAGCTGAATATAAAGTATGGCAAGATAATATAGATAGTGTAGGAAACAAAGAAAAAGCTACTGAAAAGGGTTATTTTTGGTTAGTTCGTGAAGCTAAACTAATTGAAATTAGTGCCGTTTTAGCTGGTAGCAATGAATTAACACCTACATTAACAGAAGATAAAACAGAAGCCGTTGATAACACTTCTAAAACAGAGCCGTCAATTGACACTCAAAAAGCCGAGCAAGAAGCTCAAATAGAATATTTAAAACAAGTAATTAACAACATTTAATTTAAACAAATGGAAGAATTAGTAAAAAGTTTTGAGGCTAAAATTGATGCTTTAAAAACAGAAAGCGTATCTAAAACAGAATTAGACGCATTAAAAAATGAATTGGAAACAATTAAGTCAAACAACAAAGAAGCTGAATTAAAAGCTAACATTGAAGAAATGGCTAACAGATTGGTAGAATTAGAAACTAAAGGAATTTCAAACGTGAGAAAGACTTTAAAAGACGAGTTAAAAGAAAATAAAGAAGCTATTGAGGCTATTGCTAAAGGTAGTAATGCAGAGGTTGTAATCAAAGCCGATACAAATAGAGCTTCTATTGCTAACAACGAGCAAGCTTTAGATTTAACTGATATAGGGCAATTAGCAACAAGAAAATTATCTTTATATGATGTTTTCCCAAAAGTGCAAGTTTCAAGCTCAAACAACAACGGAACTATTAGATATTACGATTGGGACGAGGCAACTATTGCACGTGCTGCTGCTTCTGTAGCTGAGGGTGTAGCTTTTCCAGAGTCTACTGCTAAATTTAAAAAAGGTTCTATTGTAATTGAGAAAATCGGAGATACTTTACCTGTAACAGAAGAGTTTTTTGAAGATGAGGCTATGTTTGCTTCTGAATTAAACTTATTCTTAAACACTAACGTAGCTTTAGAGGTTGACAGACAATTATCTAACACAACAGGAGCTTCAAATACTTTAGTTGGTTTATATGCTTCAACTCCTGCCTACACTCCTGTAGCTTCGGGAATTACTGACGCTAATGTTTACGATTTGATTATCAAAATGGCTGAGGATATTACTGTGACAGGTGGTTCTAAATATATGCCTGATACAATTGTAGCACCTCGTTCGGTTATTAACAAAATGAAGCTTAAAAAAGACGGAGATAATAACTATATGTTACCTCCTTTTGTTTCTGCTGATGGTAGAAATATTGATGGTATGACAGTTGTAGAGTCTAATATTTCTCCTGCTAACTCAATCATTGTTTGTGATAGAAGATTTGCTAAGATTTACGAAAAAGGCGGAGTAGAATTATCAAAAGGTTATATTGGTAACCAATTTGTTGAGGATGCAATGACTTTAAAAGCTCGTAAAAGATTAGCTTTCTTAATTAGAGAAGCTGATAAGGGAGGATTTAGAAAAGTTACAGACGTAGCTGCTGCATTAGTTACTTTAGCAACTCCTTAATTATGGTTAAAATAGAGTTTACAAGCGATTACGCAACAAAAAAGCAAGGTAATATTGCTGAGTATGACGGACAATTAGCGAGTACTCTTATTAGCTTAGGAGTAGCAAAGTTGTTTAAAGAAGCAAAAGAAGTAAAAGAAAAGCCTAAAAAAAGTAAATAATGAGTATTAGTAACATTGATAATTTCGTAAATGATTTATATATTCCTTTAGCAAAAGGAACTATTAGCGGTACTGCAAACACAGAAACGCCAAATAGTAGAGCTTATGTATTGGAGTTAATAGATGAAGTTGAAAAAGACGTGTTACTTAATGCTTTAGGTTTAGACTTATATAATGAGCTAATGGCTGCGTTGGTAGATTTGCCAAGTGCAGACCAAAAATGGAGAGATTTAGTAAACGGTGTTGAATATAACGGCAAGATTTGGGAGGGTTTAGACAACGCAAAGAGCCTATTTTTATACGCCGTTTACACTCTTTTCATTATGGAAAATTCAGACTTTCTAACTGCTTTAGGTGTAGCAAAATCAAACGTAGAAAATGCTAATTTAACTACTAACACAACAAAGGTTAGTTATGCTTGGCAAAAGTTTTTAACTAAGTATCAAAACGGATGTTTAGCAGAGCCTTTAATTTATAGTGATAGTGGTTCTAATTTTATTGACTATTACGGAACTAATGATAACATTCAAAGAAGTTTATACCAATACTTAAATGACAATTTAACCACTTGGGACACTTGGGATAATTCTAAGTTTAGACTTTACGAACAAATGAATAGTTTTGGTATATGATAGTATTTGAAACTAAATTAGCCGAATTGTTTGACACGTTACCTTTAATGAATGTTAATAGTAATGATTATAAAGTGTTTTTCAATTGGGGTACAGAAGAAGTATTGAATAAGTATTTAGCTAAGCCAGATATGCAAAGTAGATACCCTTTAATTTGGCTTACTAATTCAGAAGACACTTATAAAACAGGTACTAACTATGTAAGACGTGATAATGTAAGGTTAATATTAGCTATGCATTCTGATAAGGTAGATTATTTTAACCCTGAGGTGTTTAATACTGACTATAATGTAGTTTTAAATCCTTTGTTAGATAACGTTTTAAAAGCGTTAAAAAACAGCTCTATTAGTAGAATGGATTTAGATTATAAAGTTCAAAGACTACCTAATTACAGTGTTAATAATAACAATCAAACTTTAGACGTTTGGAACGCATTAATATTAGACTGTTCAATTGAATTAACTGATAATTGTTTAAAACCTATTAAATATTAAATATGGCAAAGAAGAAAGTAAAACAAGAGCCAAAAATACAAGGCTTTATATTAAAAAAGCGTTTTGTAACTAAAGATAAAACCTATGAAGTAGGAGAGCTTTATTCGCATAACGATAAAAGAGTGATAAATTTTTTAAAACAACAAGAAATAATTTAAAAATATGGCATTAATAGACATAGTAAATAGTGTAATGTGTGGAGCAGGCGATGTACTTGGAACAGGTACAAAGAACTGTAAACAGGACATTAAAAGAGTGACAACTTTAGCCTTGATTGAAAGAGGTTATACGTTCGCAGATGGAGATATTGACACTTTAGCTGGCGTAAGATTGTTACAACAAAAAGGAAAAGCAATAATTCTAAATGGAGTTGTTGAAATTGCTGATAATACAGCAGAAGATAATATAATCACTCGTACAGGTTCTGGAGAAAAGATTGTAGCAGGTAAAAACCCTTACGAATATACAGTAACTTTTGATAATGGTTTAGCTTATCACAAAGCATTAACAACGTTAAGCTCTTACAGAGGATATGATATTGTTTTCTTTGACTCAAAAGGAGATGTATTTTTCACACAAACTAAAGCAGGACTTTACAAAGGGTTTACTTTAGGAATGTTTGAAAACGGTAAATATATGATGAGTAATGGTGCTGATGCGGCTTCTCAATCGGTTACTTTTCAAATGATTAATAGATTAGAATTTGATGAGCGTGTTTCTTGGATTGTATCTGATAATTTAGACTACAATGCTCAGGAGGATTTAGACGGATATAATGACGCTTCAATCACTTTGACTGCTCCAGCTGATACAGATACTTCTGTTTCTTTCTCAATCAAAACAGTTGCGGACAATCATTTAGTTTCAATTAGCGGATTATTAGTATCTGACTTAGTTTATACTGTTAATGGGGCTACAGTTGTACCAAGTGCTATTACAGAAGTAAGTGCTGGCAATTACACTTTAACGGTTGCTGCGGTTTCTGCTGCTGATGTAATTACTTTAGCATTGTATGATGGTGCTGCAAATTCTTACATAGCTGATGTTGACGGTATTTTATACAAGTCTAACATAGCTTCAACAGTTGTAGTTTAGTTTTTTTTTCATAATTAGTTTTTAAAGGGTGGTACATATTGCCACCCTTTTTTTAAATCACTTCACAAATGGCTACTACTATTTTCGATTATATGCAAAAGGTTAAAGGTGTTAGAGATAACATACCAAACGAAACCGAGAAAATAATAAAAGCTAAAGAGCAATTCATTTTAAACTTAAATAGACAAGCTCAGTTAATGCAGGGTATTGATGCTGATGGGGGAAAAATAATACCAGAGTACAAGCCTTTTACAATTCAAATAAAACAATTAATAGGTCAACCATACGATAGAGTTACTCTGTTTTATAGTGGTAAGTTTTACGCTAAATTCAAGATTATCTATAATAAAGATATGAGTTTTGAGATTATATCTACTGATAATAAAACGCCTAAATTAATGGAAAAGTACGGGGATGATATTTTCGGACTTACAAAAGAAAATCAAGAAATACTAAACAATAATATAATACTTCCTGAACTATGGAAATTCTTAAAAACTTATTTATAAAAAAACAAACTAAAAAAACTTCTTATTCTTATTTTTCTTGTGATGAAATTAGCCTTTACAATTGGACTAAATATTTAGAAACTCAAGACTTAAAATATTTTAATTCTGAACTCGAAGAAACCAAAGACAATAAAGACGCTATGTATTCAGTTTTCGGAGAATACTTAGAACTTACTGAAAATAGACAAGTAATTGTAAGGTTTAGTAAGATGCACAAGATAATGAAGTTACAAGGAAAATATAATACAGTTTCATTATTATTAAAAGCTCTTTACAACTACAAAAAAGAGTGCGGAATGGAGCAATTTAATGAGTTTATAGAGCAATTAGAGGCTCATAACTACAAAATAGATAAGAAAAAAGACATTTTTAAACAAATAGAACAAATATCTAAACGCATACAAGGTTTAAAAACCCAAATAGAACTACTTGAAATTGACTTTAAAAAAGACGATGAAAAGGAAAAACAAAACATTGATAGTGAGATTATAACTGTTTCAAGGGTTTTAGAGTTAAAATATAAGATTGATAAGAAAGAAACCACTTTAAAAGAGTGGATAGAATATGTAAAACAAGCTAAAAAAGTTTCGGAAAATGGCAAATAGTATAGATTTAATAGTTAGTAAACAAGCTCAACAAGGCTTAGATCAACTATATGAGAGTTTAAGAAAGACTAATGAAGAACTTTTAAAGGCTTCTAAAACTCAATTAAACTTTGCAGGTGGCTCAAGTCCTAAAAACTTGCAAGAATTTAACTTAGCAACTCAAAACTATACTAAAAACCAACAACAATTAACAGCAGTTGAAAAGGAACGTTTAAGAGTTGAAAGAGCTTTAGAAACTACGCAAGCACGTATAGCTACTGCAAATGACAAAAACACTCAAAGTTTAACACAACAAAGAGGTGTTTTAAAGACTTTAAATAGTGAGTATGCTAAGTTATCACAAAGACACAACGAGGCTGCAAGAGCCGTACAGGATTTAATAGCGCGTGGTAAGTTAGCAACTCAAACACAAGCGCAATATAATAGAGAATTACAAAATGCACAAGGTAAGTTTAACCAACTTAACAGCAAGGTAATTCAAGCTGATACAGCGGTTAAAAGATTTAATAGAAATGTAGGTAATTATCCAAGTGCAGCAGCACAAAATATAAGAAGTCTATTAGGTGCTTTTGGTTTAGTTAGTGGTATTTATTTATTCGCTCAAGCTATTAGGGGCGCATTTACAACTATTAAAGACTTTGATAAAGCTAATGCCGATTTAGCTGCTACAATGGGTAAAACTCGTAAAGACATTACAGCTTTAACTAACGACCAAAAACGATTAGGTGCTGCTACTAAATTTACAGCTACAGAAGTAGCAGGATTACAAAAAGAGTTCGCAAAGTTAGGTTTTAGCGACAAAGAAATATTAAACGCTACCGAAGCTACTTTAGCCTTAGCCGCTGCGGTTGATACTGATTTAGCTAATGCCGCTATGGTTGCGGGTGCTACTTTACGAGGTTTTGGATTAGATGCTTCTGAAACTGGCAGGGTTACTGATGTAATGGCTTCAAGTTTTACTAAATCGGCTTTAGATATTTCAAACTTCTCAGAAGCTATGAAGTATGTAGCACCAATTGCAGGGCAAACAGGCGTATCTATTGAATTTGCTACTGCTATGCTTGGTAAACTTGCTGATGCAGGTGTTAAAGGTTCTCAAGCGGGTACTTCTTTAAGACGTATTTTAACCGAAATGGCTAAAACAGGACTACCAGCAGCGCAAGCATTTGATAAGGTTGCTAAAAGTGGTATTTCTGTAACCGATGCAATGGATGAAGTAGGGCGTACTGCTCAGACTGCTTTATTGGTATTAAGTAAAAATAAAACAGCAGTTAGTGAACTTGCTTTAGCTTTAGATGACGCTGGCGGTGCTGCTCAAAAAATGGCTGACGAGCAATTACAATCATTAAGTGGGCAATTAACTTTATTAGCTTCTGCTTGGGATGGATTTATATTATCTTTAAGTAATAGTAGTAGTTTTTTAGGCGGTTTCTTTACTCAATTAATAAGCGAAACTAAAAACGCATTAGAAGGACTTACATTTTTACTAAATTCAGCAGAGGAAAACTTTGAAAACTTTAAATCTAAGTTGAGTAAAGAGGTTGAAAGCTCTATGACTGATGCTATATTTGAGAAACAAAAAGGACTACAAAAAGAAATTTTAAAAGTAAATATTTTAATTGACAAACAATTAGCCTTATTAGAGAAACACCCAAACAATGAAATAGCAAAAGCTGAATTAAAACTTCTTGAAGACAAAAGAAGATTGCTACAGTCAAATTTAGATATAGAAACTAAAGAAATTGAGTTAAATTCAAAATTTGCAATAGCTGATTTACAAAAAACAATAGATTTACAAGAAGAAAAATTAAAAAGGCTTAATTATGAATTAGAGTTTATAAAAGAACAAGAAAAAACACTTGGCAGAACTTTGTCAACAGCAAAAAGATATGCAGATACAGCTACAGCGATAGAAAAGATAGAAAAATCTATCACAATAAACAAAGCAGAACAACTAGCCTATCAAAGCGCGCTATCTACAGTAACTAAAAAAGAATTAGAAAAGCCAAAAGGCGCAACAGCTCCTAAAGCCGTAAAAGAAAATTTATTAGAACAAGTAGATACCAACTCTGCTGCAGCTTTTAAGCGTCAAATATCATTACTTGAACATCAACTAGATATAACTTCTAAAACATCAGCTGAATACGGCACGTTAGCTTTTATGTTAAAAGTTGTTAAAGACGCTTATAAGGCAATGTATGGAGAAGCTGAAAAAGCTACTGAAGTTGTAAAAGATGCTAAATTTGGAACTGCTGACTATTACGAAAACTTAATATCTGTACTTAAAAAAGAACAAAGCGAATTAGCGACAAGTTCTAATGAGTGGCAACACTATAATAGAATGATTGAAACGGTTGAAATTGATTTAAAAAGATTAACGGGTACGGTCGAAGATAATAAAGCTAAATTAAAAGAATGGTCTGACGAATACAGAAAGAGTTTTACTGATGATTTTATTTCAAATAGTGGATTTGATAAGATTTTCTTTATAATGGAAAACTTTGAGAATTTAAAAGAAAGCGGAGTTGATTCTGCTTTAGCTATTTCTGAAGCATTCCAACAAGCATTTAACACTATTTCACAAGCAAGTCAAGCTAACTTTGAGCAAGAGTTCCAAAGATTAGAACGTCAAAAAGAAATAAGTATTTTATTTGCAGGCGAAAGTATAACCGCAAAAGAAGAAATAGAGCGTCAATATGAAGAAAGAAGAAGACAAATAGAAAGAAGAAAAGCAGAAAGTGAAAAGAGATTAGCTATATTTAACGCGGTTATTGATACAGCTCAAGCGGTTGTCGCTGCGTTACCTAATTACGCTTTAGCTGCTGCGGTTGGTATATTAGGAGCGGCACAAGTGGCATTAATAGCAAGTCAACCAATACCCGCTTTTGCAGAGGGTGGAGTTCACGACGGAGGTTTAATGTTAGTTAATGACGCTAAAGGTTCTAATTATCGTGAGGTTATAGAAACGCCAGATGGTAAGTTATCAAGTCCAACAGGTAGAAACGTAGTAATGAATGCGCCAAAAGGAACAAAAATACACACGCCAGAGCAATGGGATGCTAAATTAAATTCAATGCTTTTAGATGTTGGTATAAATCCAATTGGTAACGCACCTAAAATAGAGATAAAAAACGGCATCACAAAAGAAGAAATGACACAAATAATGAGTAAATTTGCTAATAAGGATAGTTATGAATTTAACATCGATGAAAACGGTATTAAAAAAATGATTACGCGTAACGGACAAAAGGTAAATATTTTAAACTCAAGGCTAAGAATAAAAGGAAATGACGTATAGTAACCCATTAGACAATAAACAATTTAGTTTTTATTTAAACTTTAAAAATGATGAAACAGGTTTACTAGAAATAAGCGAGCCTGTTAAATTCGACGCTTCAACTTTTGTTATCGAACAAGATAAAAAAAGATATGGTAGAGATGTATTTTTTATGAATGAAGAAATTAGTTTAGAGTTTTATTCTGACTATTTTACACCTACTGCAAATAATGTTATTTTACCAAATGGAGAAGTAGTAAATCACTTAACACATGGATTTGAGTTTTTAAATAAGTATTATCGTGATTACGGCTTTGAAAGCGAGGTTGAATTTATTTTAAAACGTAATGATGTAACTTTCATAACAGGCTTATTAGATTTTAAAAGTGCTGATACTGATGAATTAACTTATTATAAATTTAAAGTTATTCAAAACACTAAACAAGCACAAATAAAAAGGCGTGAAGATGTAGAAGTTAACTTATTTAGCGATGAAGATTTAGACGGCAATGTAATAACTCCATTAAGCACAACTAATATTTTATTAAAAGCTAAGCCAGTAGTACAAGTTTCTGAATGGAGTGAAAAGAATTTAGGTTTAATACAGCAAACAGGGAGTGCGTTTAATTGTCAAATATCAATACCAGTAGCAAATGCGTTAACAAGATTTAAAATAGAGGATAGTTACGCGCCTTTTGATACTCATTTTAAAGGACTAGACGTTTCTTTTAGTCAAAACAACGCTTACAGGTATGCTAATAGATTGTTAACAGCAAAAACAACCCTAACAGACGTTAATATAAAGATTAATAAGCTTTCAGTACAAGGTAGTACTAATTTAGGTACTTTTGGGCTTAATATTTCAAGAGCTATCTTTGATTCAAGTGGGAACTGGGTTAGCAATGTTGGAACTACTATAAATTTATTTCAGTCAGTTGGAGGTGTAACCAAAATAAATGAAGATTACGAGGTTAATATACCTTTAATGAATGTTGGAGAAAGTTTAATTATATCAATGGACTGTTTTTATTCTTCTGGAACTTTCAGAAGTTTTAATATGTTTTTTAATTCATACAGTTTAGAAAGTTTAGAAATAAGTTTAAAATCAACAGCTATTAATTCAGTAATTAAAGGAATTAGACACATAGACTTAATAAAGCAAACTGTTAAAAGTATTAACGGAATGAGTGTTTTAGCTCCTAAATATAGTCTAGGAGGTTCTTTTTATGATAACTTCGTGTTTAATGGTAAGTTAATACGTCAATTTGATAATGAGCCTTTTTACTCTAAGTTTAAAGAAGCAGTAGGGCAACTTCAAGAGTTGAATGCGGACTACCAAATAAACGAGGATGAGATTTACATAGGGCAATATTCAGACTTTTATTCAAACAATGAAATAGCATCGTTTTTACAAAAACCAGATAGTGACTATAAAAGTAATTTTAATAATAGATATTCTATTAATACAATGGAGTATAGTTACAAGTCTTTTGAGCAAGATAGAGATGAGGATGGAACTGTAGATGCGGTTCATACTAATACTCAATGGCTTTTACCAAATAGGCAAGTAGAGAACAATTTAAAAATAGATGTCGATTATGTCCGTGACCCATTCGAGATTGAAAGCGCAAGACGACAAGGAATTTATACGAAAGACACAACTTCATTAAGTAATGATGATAAAATATATATTATAGATGTTATTAGCTTAGCCCCAAACTCAAGAGATTCTTTTAATTCTTTTTTAAGATACAAATATTCAATAAATGAAAATAATTTAAAGTTGATTTCAGATGGTAGTTTTAACTGGACTTTATTAGGCTTTAATTTAGGCAATATTGTAAATGTAACAATAGGACAAACCGCATTAAGAAACTATACGGTTACAGCTTTTGAAAGTAGTGTAATAACACTAACCCCAACAAGCGGAACAATAACAACAAATCAAACATCTGAAAATACAGTCATATTTGAATACCCATTAACAAACGTGCAATATGTAAACAGAACTAATCAAGAGTTCCAAGTTATTGAAAATGTTGCAAGTCCTGATAATTTCAGTAACTTACAATACACCATTAAACGTAACTTAAAACACTACGAAAGTTATTTAGCTTGTGCTTCAAAATATGCGCCGAATGGAGTTATTAAAAATACTTACTTTAAGTCTAATGGCGAATTAATAACTGAATTTAGGAACGGTGGAGAAATAAAGGAAAATGATAGTTTTATTGTAGCTGATTTAGAAACTCGTTTATTAGAGCCTATAATTATAGAAACTAAGGTAATTGCTGAATATGACGCAATGATTGAAGTGTTACAGAAAATGCAGACTATTAACGCTGATAAGTCAATAGGGGGCTTTATTAGAGTAATGGATACTAATAACAAGTTAGTTAATTTATATCCTACTGATTTAAGTTATAATTGGGGCAAAAAAGAGCTTTCAATTACAGGTGAGCAAAGATATGTTTCTGATATTGTAGAAATAACAACAGAAAATAGTTTAATAATTATTAACAAAGTAGGCTACAATGAGAATATTTTAAGACCTTTAAACGTAAAAACCAACGGGGATTATATACAATTATTTGATTTTAGAGGTATTGCGTTATTTAATGAAATAAAATTTGACAAAGTATTGGTTAATTCAAATAATTTTAGTAATATTGTAGAACTTACAGACGCTCTTTTGAATTTATGATAGATTATAGTTTTATTAGGCTAAAGCCTACGTTAAATGAAGCATTGAATACTGGTAATTCGCCACTATCTCAATATATTTATTATAATCAAATTCATTTATTACCAAGTGAGAACTATTTACAGACTACAAACGTAAAAGATGGTATCGTTTTTAATGGAGATTATAGAGCTGAATTAATAGATTGTGAAGAAAACATTTTAGCAGATATTACTCAAAATGTTGGTATCTATGAATTTATAGATAAAAACGGAATTAATCAAATTTCTTTTGAACTTGCTAAATTAAACGTAGACTTTGGTTTTAAAGAGTTGATTTTAAGATTAACACATACAGTTAGTAATAATGCTTTTTATTCAAATCCTTTTGTTTTAACTGCTGAAAGTAGCTATGAAACGTCAAGATTCGATTATAAAAGTTACGGATATGTAAACGGTGTTTCTTATGAAATTGCGCCTTACTATCAGTCTATTCGTTTAAATTTTTGGTTCGACAATGTAGAAAATGAAACAGAAGTTTCAGACTATTACCAAATTTCAAACGGTAATACAATATCAAATAGAGCTTTATACAAACAATTAGAGAAATATAAATCTGAATATTTAACGAGATTCGCTTATGAACGTGCTAATATAATGCTTATTAGTGACGTTATTTATGTTGACGGTGTTAGAATTACAAATAAACCGCAAGTCAAAAACGGCGACCGTTTAGGGTTTTCTAATTTGTTTGACGGCTCATTTGCTTGTTATAAAGATTACAACGATACTTTTATATATGGCTATCAAATATTAGAGCCTTTAGGTTTAATTTCTCAAAGTCCTTTAGGTATTTATACACTATCGAGTTTACCGACTGAAATAACAGGGGTATTTAATAGAAATATAACTTTAAATACAGGTACTATTGAAATTCGAAAAATTTCTGATGATAGTTTAGTTCAATACTATATTGAAGATGATATTAATGTAATTGGAAACACTTTTACAATTGATATAACAGGAGTTATCACGTTAAATGATGAATATTATATAACAATAACGAGCGGTTTATTTACTAATGGTTTTGAAACTTATGAGGGAATAGACGACAATATAAGCTGGACTTTTAAAACTTCATTAGGAGATTTTGACAATACAGATTTTAATAATATAGATTTTTTCACTAATTAAAAAAAGATATGAGTACAAAATTAGATATAACAAATAGTATTAACACCATTGATGATGGTGGTTTAAATACGGCTTTAGAAGTTAGAACAACTTTAAATACTTTAAAAGATAATGCTTATGGAAGCGTCATAAATGATACTCAAGCTACAACAAATATATTAACGGCTGATAATGCTACCAATAGACAATATAATATTAATATTGTAAAACAAGGTAGAAAAGTATTATTAATTGGTTTTTTAAAAAATAATACTGCATCAATGATATCTGGAGAAGTTTTTTTAACTATAAACGCAGGAGAATATACTCAAGATTCTAATGTTATAACTTTTTATGCTAAAAAACAATTTGGAGGCTCTAATGTTAGGTGTTCTTTAGGTGCTAACACATTAACACTTATTGATACAATAGGTGCAAATGAAACAATATTTTTTGAAACAACTTACTTTACACAAAATTAATTATGGCAATAATAGGACAAAAAATAACGGAATTTAGAGAAGAATACAGCGAAAACTTATTGCCTGCTAATTCTTTATTTAATAACGCAATACCTGTAAATTTAACAAGCGGTTCAGCTTCTTTTGATTTTACTAATGATTATAACTTTGCTGGTGGTAAAAGTTTATATTGTTTTATGCAGTCTTATAAAACAACTGACATAGCTTTTAATTTTGGGAGTGAATTAACTACAACTATAAATAACACAGGAAATTACATTTTTTCTTTTAGGTTGTTAAATGCTAATACTACAACTATCGGATTTCCTGCCTTTGTTATTTATGCAAAAATTTGGGTTAACGGCATAAATGTAGATGATTTGGAATTTCACATGGTTTCAGATGAAACAACTTATTCTAAAAAATGGGTTACTTTTGCACAGAGTTACAATTTCACACAAACAGATGAGGTTGATTTTTCATTTTATATTGATGCGGATTTAAGTTATCCTTTTAATAATTTAGGTTTTTATATTGACGGTTTAAAACTTGAATATGACGACAGATTTTTAGGAACACCAAGTATTTATAGTAAGCCTTTAGATAATTTTGCTACTGAAAACTATTGTAATAACTTAACTGGTTGGGGACGTTATTTAGACGACACTTATACAGTTGGAAGTCCTTTATCTATTTTAAGCGGTGTTAGAGGAACTTTTACAAATAACGCAGTTTCTAAACTTGAAACACAATTACCAAGTGATGCAACAACTTTCTTTGACGAAACAACTCAAAAAATTATTGCTACAAATAATGGGGATAGCTATAATTTAAGCATAAGATTTAAAGCTAAAATGTCGGTAAATAATGGTTATTTTGATATTGATTTAGATATTGGTGGTACGCAAGGAATTATATCACAAGAGAGCGTGGTATTTACAAGGTCTGCAAATACAGAACAAAGATTTGATATTGATTTAACTGTGTTTAGTGGTTCTACTTTTGTAGCGAATGGTGGTACTTTAAGTATAACTCCTCAAAATGGAAATATGGAAATTTACGATATTTCTTTTGTAATTGTTAGAACACATAAAGCAAAATAATATGGCAACAATAGAAATAAGAAAAAAAACAAGTAAAGTCTGGCAACACGTTTCAAGTGATTTCGGAACTTACATAGTGTCTAAAATGTATTGCAAAACAGATGGTAATATATTTAAAGTTACTGAACATGGAGGCGCAAAACGTGGAGAATATAATATTTCAGATATTACAATTTATGACGATACTGTAAGCGGTGGGGCTGAAACATTTGCAACACCTTTATTATTAATGAAGCGTTTAGAAGCACTTTCATATGTGGGTTTTTATTATGATGGGGATGTTATACCAGCTGATTTAATCAGTACAGACGCATCTAATACATTAATTTTAGGAAGTGACGGAAAACTTTATAGCGCAGGTGGCGGTGCGGTTGCGTTTAGTTCTATTACTGGCGACCCTTACGATAATACTAATTTAACAAATGCTTTAAATGCAAAAGAAAACTCTTTAGGATTTACGCCAGAAAACGTATCTAACAAGAGTACAAATGTAGAAACAGACCAATCAAGTAATACAAAATACCCGAGTGTTAAAAGTGTTTACGATTGGGCGGTTGGTAAGTATCAAAACATTTTAGTAAGTGGTGTTAATATAAGACCAGTTAACGGAGAAAGTTTATTAGGTAGTACCAATTTAGTGGTTAGTGGTTTAAGAAAGCAAACATACACATTAACAAGAGATTGGTTAACTTCCACTTTGGATAGGGTTTATTATATTAGTTTTAATAATAATGCTATTGAGCATAGACCCGTTGGGTCTAATACTACGGTAATTGATAGTTTATTTGGGCGTAATGCAGGAATGTTTATAGCTCCTTATAATTGCAGAATAAAAAAAATAATTTGTACGACAAGAAATACAGGCTCTTTTACAGGCAAATTAGGGCTTGGAAGTGGAACTATAGATACGAGCAGTATAAATAACAATTTCACTAATAAAATAGTTCATTTAGATAGCGCAATAACAAGCGCTGGTTTCTTTTTAAATGAATATGTTTTTCCAATTGTTGGAGGTGCTACAATAACAGCAGGCGACGTAATAAGTCCTACTCTTTATTTTTCGGCACAAGCACAAACTACAAAAAGTGGGGTTACTATACAAATTGAAATAGAAGAAGTATAATGAGGCAATTTATAAAAGATAATAAACCATACAGTCAAACTGATAGAGCTGATTTAATAGAGCAATATTTATCTATTGGATGTGAAGAGGTTAACGTATTGTACAACAATGAATTTATAGACCCTATTTGGAACGGTTCGGAGTTTGTAGAAACTGCAACGCAAGAAGAAATAAACGCTTCTAAAAAGTCTACTTATTTAGAAAAATTGATTAAATTAGTCAACTATTTA